CGTTGGCGTCCACCCGTATTACAGCTGTGGACTTATCTTTCTTACGCCCGCCTAACGCAGCCCCCGCAGCCAGGCCAAAAGGACCGGCCAGTAACCCGCCTATAATACCGCCGCCCAGGCCCTTGCCTAAGCTTCTTTCGTCTTTCTGCTGCCATTCCAGGCCCGTTACTTCGTAGTCCTGGATTTCGTTAAACATACCCGTTACAAATTTAAGGCTTTTCGTCTTCTTCCCCCTGCTCAGTGTTACGGTCTTACCTGTAATACTACCGTAGCCCGTTACCAGTTCCAGCTTTAATTTATTAGCCACGTCGTCGCCCCCTGTTCTTTTTTGTTAGTATATTACATTTATAACCAAAAAAGAAGACCCCAGGCTTTTACGCCCAGGGTCTTCTTTTCGTTATTCGTCTTTCGGTATGTTCTTTGCTTGTGTGGCCGGGGCTTCCTGTTCGTAGGTCAGTAGGTTAGTGCCTGGCTCCTTTAAAATTGTTTCCAGTTTGTTTACGGCTTCTTCTAAATACTGGCTTAACTCGTCTTTAGTGAATATCAGACGAAGTATAACGGGTATATATTCGTATATTCCTGCAATAACTGATGCGTACTTTAAAGGCCCTGTCCCGCTGCCTAGTTTACGTTCGGCCCTCATTACCAGGTAAAGCATGATCTGTTTCACTGTGTCCACTTTACCGCGCCGTAGCAGCCAGATAACTACAGCCCCGAATACCGCGGCTACTAAGACGTCCAGCCAGTAAATTTTAAGCCAGGCTAGTATAAACAATAAAATAGTCAAATTAAACACCCCCTTGTAGTTTTTTCATGGTCTTAAAGAATCCTTCGTATTCGGCCATAAGGCCCTTTGTTTTCTGGGTTATTCGCTCGGCTACAATAACCTGGCAGCGAGCAGTATCTAGGTCTTTTTCCAGCTGGGCTACTTTAGCCTTAAGGCGCGCTATTTCTTCGTCTTTCGTTTGTTCGTCCATGTTTATACCCGCCCGTCTTTCAAGGCCCTCCCCACTTCTGCGGCCGTGTCGTATTTGTCGTTACCAGACATGTAAATACGGTTCGGGTGCGTCGGTACGTCTGGGCCACCTATGATATACAATTTCTTAGCACTTAAAGCTGCCGCTGGTATTACTGATCTGTCGGTGCCCTGACGTGTAAAGTTTGCGATACCTCCACGCTTAGCGTCCACGTCTTTGGCCGCCCATTCGTCTTCACTTGTGAATTTCAAAATAGCTTCTTCTAACACGTCGTCTACCTCCCCGTTTTTAAGCCGCTCCATTTCTGCCGCTACGTCGTCGTTAAAGTCGCCGAACGTCTTACCGTACCTTTGGAAGTATTCGTAGGGGTCCGTATGGTCTGTTTCGTGGTACGTTTCACTTACCCATTTGTGAGAATGCAGAGCACCAATGCTCCAGCCTTCCTGTATGAACATGTCCGCGAAATACCATACGCCGCGTTTCCATACTTCCGTGAACTTCCTAAAACGGTCTGGGTCGTCGTCGCGTGGTTCGCATAACTCAACGCCTACAAACCTACGGTTAGCTGTAGGCCCTGCGTGCCCTGCTCGTTCGTTCCGGGGTATCGTTTCGGTAATACTGTCCCAGTCAATGAAGGCGTGAGCCGAAGCCCCGCGGTAGGCCCCGTTATAGAACGTGAATTCATTCTCGTCTGTGGCTCCCGGCGTCGCCGTAGAATGACATATAGCGCCTTCTGGGTTTAATGGTATCTTGGAACGGTTTACGGCTAGATAGTTTGCGGTTACTGGATACAAGGTATTCCCTCCTTTACTTACTGAATACGGTGGCTAGGACGTCCTTATAATTTTGGCCAATGGCTGCTGCTACTACCATGACCAGAATTACCATACCTGTCTTAACTACGAAGCTGCCCGTACTTGTTTCGTACCAGGCAGCTTTAGGGGCGGGCTTCTGCTTTTCGATTTCTAGTTCTTCAAGTCTGTGGCTATGTTCTTCCAGCTGCTTGGTCTTATCTTCAAGCTGCTTACATTGCATTTCAATAAGCTGGGTCAACCTGTCGCCTATCCTGGTCAGTTCTTTTATCTCCAGGCTGTGGGCGTCTAGGCGCTTTACGTTTACGTTTATTTGGGCCTGGGTATTTTCCCTTACTACCTCGCATACTTGCAGGCTTACTGCCTCTGTCCCTGCCACCTTTACGCCCCCTTCGTCTTTCGGCTTTCATCCCGTTAGGCGCGGGACTGGCTCACAATAAAAGACCCGGCTTTGTGGGCCTGGTCTTTTACGTACCTATTGTGCGTGATATTGCTTATGTGCTTGGCGCTTCTTATCGTCGGTAACTGAACAATAAATTAGCGTCGTCGCCGGGTCTTCATGCCCTAATAGGGCCTGTACGGTCGATAGTTCAGCGCCGTTATTAAGTAAGTCTGTGGCGAATGTATGCCTAAAAATGTGAGGGTATACGCTTTTAGTTAACCCAGCACGGGCGGCAATTACTTTTATCTCCCTTTGTAGGCCCCTGGAAGATAGCCGCTCGTAGGGCTGGCGTTCTGTTGAAAATAACGCCTGGCTCATGTCCTTACGTTGGATAAAATACTTTTTCAAGTGGAACAGGGCCTTATGAGAGAAAAATACCTCCCTTTCTTTGTTCCCCTTGCCTATTACCCGTGTAGACATTGACTGGTAATTTATGTCCTCCTTGTTTAAGTTTAATACCTCGGATAGTCGGCAGCCCGTAGAATACAGTACTTCGACTACTGCACGTTCCCTTCTGGTCCTGCACGCCTCCCTCAGTAGTTCCAATTCCTCGACTGACAGGCTCTTAGGTAAGCGTTTTTCTTTTTTCGGCGGCTTAATCCTTCGTGTCGGGTCTTTGGTTACTATTTCTTCAGTATTTAGCCAGCTGAAAAAACTTTTAAGAACTGAGAGTTTTTTAGATAATGAGCTAGTTTTTAGACTTTCCCACTGGCTTAAGAAATACCTAATATCAGTAGTCGTTATGTCTGCCGCTGGCTTCTGGATATACCTGGAGAACGTACGCAATTCTATAAGATAACTAGCTAGGGTTACGGGGCTTAAACCCTCCAGCCTTTTACCTTCCAGGAACAGTGTTATTTTCTGATGAAGGTCTGGGTTACCTTCCCCCAGTTTAGAAGGTCTAACGTCATACTGGGAAATTAACCTACTCAACCCCAGCTGGAGTAATTCAGCGTCAATGTTAGGATATAACGAGTACACTAACCCCATAACCTGGTTACTTAAAATGTCTCCCGTGGCAGTAGATAGCATAATTCTAATCCCCCTCTTTTTATTTCGGAATTAGAATTATGCTAACATTGACGAATAAAGAAGTAAATAGTTCTTTATTCCTATTTCGTTTACCCTTACGTCACATAATGCGTCTACTACGACATAACTTCTTCCTGTGCCACAAGTAATTCCGGACGATACTGAGGATCTTCCGGTCCTTTTAATGCCAGTGTGTCGGCGTGTTCCTGTGGTGTAATCCATCCTTGTGATAAAGCGTAATCAATGTCATCAATGTAAAACGCATCGGCTGCACGTTGCATAACTGGTTGAACATACTCTGGTCGTGTAGCTGCAATATTAGATAAAGAGTTCGTCCCTGTAAGATATACATTAGTCGCATAGGATTTTACCAAAAGTGTGTTTACTGCCATTTTTAAATTACCTCCATATCAATTAATAATTCCAATAACTCTTGTTGGACAATGGTGTTAGTTGTTAATATTTGCTCAGCTCTAATAACTCTGCCCTTTAGGGATGCGTTTTCTTCTTGCAATAATTCTAATTCCGTTTTAGGTGGAATAACTGGCGGCAAACTTGCTTCTAATTCCATTTGTGCAATTTCTTTGGGAGTTAAATCGATCACAATCCCACCATTAGTAGTAATGACAAGTTTCTGCATCACTTCAACCCCCAAACTTCAACTTTTGCGCCGCTGGAAATGGTTGCACCATTGATGGATATTTTAATTGAGGATATTTCATCTGACGTATTCCCCCAAGCACCATTTAAGTGACCGCGCTCACTAACACTATCCCTTCTTCCGTTAAAAAATCCGTATACATCCTTATCAAGTGCTGGATCGTTTTCAATATCTATAAATACACTTCTATGATTAATATTTGATACTTGACGCGCCAGCAATATCCCTGTTGTGGAGCCAGACGAGCCCCCGCCAGATGTATCATAACTGTACTCATAACTATAATTACTACCTACGTCCCCATTGAACCCTATATAAGCATTGTGGGAAGATGTGTCTACTGATTTTAAATTCCTCAAAAATAGTTTTAATTTTCGATATCCAGTTGGTATTGCTAATTCAATAAACGCAACTTCTTCTGTGGTAGCAGTCTCAGGTATTACTATCTTATATCCAGTTGCTGCAAGTTCAGCTATAGCTCCTTCAACATCTTCGGCATCAAGTAAACCATCTACATCTTCTAATCCAATGTTTTGGGCCAAGTGTGCTTGTGTCGCTTCTTCCGCCAAATGTTCAGCATCCTTAGTGTCTGCATATGTCTTAGCATTGGTTTCTGCCGTGTCCGCTTTGGCCTGTGCTCCGGTTGGAGTTTCGGCTCCGACATCAGCGGCACTTAGTGTCACAGCTCCCGTTTCACCGTTCACGCTTAATACGGGAACGTCTGGCATTGCTGGTATTGCGTCTTCTACAGCCCCTAGCGCCGTTTCAGTAGCTTCGGCCAAGGCCAGTAGGTCTAGTCGCGGGTCGGCTGTCTCATTCTCTAATGGATAAGGTAAATTATATACCGTTGTACTCCCAGGCATCTAGTAACCCCCTTCCTTATACTGGCTTCCAGGTAATCAGTTCGGCGTACGTCATTCCTAGTGCCGCTAATTCGGCATAGGTACCGCCCCACGCTGCTAGCTCACTGTAGATAAGGTACGTAAAAAAGTAAGCCGTGTCTAAATGTGCGTGCATTACGTTGTCTATACTGGCCTTAAGGTCGTCCAGGTTCGGCGGTATGCCCCGTTTACCGATAAACGTAATTTTAACCGTGCTAGTCGGTACGTCCATAACTACCGCTACGTCGCCATTCGTGAACGCTTCCCCCAGGCTTTCAATTAAGGCTGCGCTAAAGTTCCCGATACTTCGCCATTTAGCTAGTACACGGCTTCGGCGTATAGGGTAGCTGTCCGTTAACACCGTGGCTATGCCTAAAGTTTCCTCCCAGTACCGTAAGCCCCAGGTAGCTGTACTGGGGTCGTGTTGGGCGTGAATATCGTAGTTATTAACGCCTACTGTCTCGAATTCTGCGGCTATGGATTCCTGTATCCCCGTGTAAATTGCAGAATTCTGGTAGTAGTCTGGGGCGCTGTTTATCATTCGTTCGGATAGTTCAGACATTTAAACAGTCACCGTCCCCACGGTCGGGGCTGCGTCGCCTACGGTAATGTCTACTACATCGCCGTTAACCGTTAGACCAGCGTAGTTACTTACCCCTGGCGTCGTGATAAGGATAGCCCCTATCCTGGCCCAGACGACTTTAGATTCTGCCACGAATACCAGACTAGCTAAATGGGCAGCTACCGAAACTTCGAAGGCTTCCTTAGTCGTTACGGGGTCCCCTGCGTAGGTAACCGTAGCCGTGATGTTTATAGGCAAGCCGTCAGCAGCTACCACGGTTACCGCAGCCCCGCACGGTGCTTTACCTTCCCCCAGGCCAGCGCTTCCTGGATCCAGGTAAACCTGTACTTCGTCTACTAAGGCTGGAAGCGCGGGCGTAAAATCAATACCTACAATGATAACCTTTACCGTGTTAACCCCGGCCCAGCGCGGTATACATTTAGCTTTACCTACGTCGTCTATATCTGTAGCCCAGCGTACGTAGTCGTTTTTATTGCCTCCCGTGTCTGGGTTTTTTACCGTAAAGTCGTAGCGTTCCCAGGCCGCTAGGTCCGTTTCTTTAGCTACGCCTAGTACGATAGGCCCTAAGTCCGTTATACTCCGTACGCCAGGAATCGGCGGCATAATAATAAACTGGCTGCCCGTCGAAATGTTCCCTATTGTCCCCGCCTGGCTGCACGTTATGGCTACGTCCATATTCCCAGCTACGGCGAATGTTACGGTACTGTCTACCGTGTAATCTAACGGGTTTCCGTTACTGTCCAGGATAACGACGCTTGCCCTTTTCCCAGCTGGAACGACTACCCCAGCGTCAGCGTTTACCTGTAAGGTTCTCTTATTCGGGGTAGCTACGTCCCTGGTTAATCCTCTGGCGTTTAAAGCGGCGTCTAGGTCTACGTCTTCCGCGTACTGGGCGAATCCGCTCTTAAGTACGTAGTCCTGGTTAATCTCCAGCTGCTTAATTTCTAACGGCGCGGCCGCTATAGTGTCGTGGATATAGTCGCCTGGTTCCTTACGCCATTCGTCGCTTACTCGGCCTAACATTCTGGCCAGTATTACGTTTTCCTCTTCTTCAAATACAGAGGTAAAAACAGGTCTAGCCATTTACTATTACCCCCTCTATTTCTACCTCTGTGTCGTAAATAGTCCGTACGGTATACGTGGCCGTTATTTGTCCGCTCTCGGCCCGTGTAACGACGACGTTATAGACTTCCTTTACCCAGGCATCGTACCTTACCGCTTCCTTAAGCGCCCGCTGTAGCTCACTAAGGCGTAATTCCTCGCTAATGTCTCGCCTGGTAGCTATGTCCAGTACGTCGCTTCCGTACTTATGGTTTAAGCGGGCCAGCTGGTTAGCATATATCAAGTACCTACCCCGTGGCGTAGTCTGGGCCTTCTGTACGATCTCTTTAACCGCTGCCCCTCCCGTGGCCGTAATTACACGGTCGTAGTTTACCGTGAATTCTCCAGCCTTAAAGTCGAATACGGGCGTCTTTCTATTGTCTGCCACCTTACCCCCTCCTTAGTACCTTTGCAGTACGACGTATTTTATTTTAGCGTCCCAGGTCGGCGCTATGCTTACGCGGTCGCCAGCCTTTAGAGGGCTTATGGCGGCTTTCTTTAGATAGTCGTCGCTGGTTTTTCCCGTGTAACTGTCACTATATACGCTGCTGGTATCACTTACCACGAAGTACGGCGGTATAATCAAGTCGTCTGAATATACTTTATCCATACCGTCTACTTGCAGGCTTGTAGCACTCTGCATAGTGGCCATGGTTATACCGCCGTTAATCTTCTCGATAATCCCCCAGCGCTGGCCTGCTTGCTCACCAATTAACGGGAAGGCTAAAAGTCTGTCGTCCTTTTTTAGCGGGTAGAGGCCTACGGGTACCTCAAATATTTCTAACCCCAGGGCCAGCTTTTCGCCTTCAAAGGTTATTGTAATTTTGTCTGGCTCCGTGCTGCTTACCTTGGCAATACGTAGCCCTGGGGCTGTTTGCTGCCCCTTTATTAAGTTTAGTAGGTCTAGCGCTCCTGCCATGGTTAGCCCCCTTATAACCCGTACTGATCTATTAGCCCGTTCATTTCGTCGCTGTATACTTGCTGGACTCCTTTACCGTCGCCCTTGCTGTCTTTTTTGCTTTCGGGCTTCTTGTCCGCGTCCTCGTAGGTAAGGTCTGGGACGTCTGGGGCGGTCGTAATGTCGAAGGACAAAGTTACCAGGCTGTCACTCTCGAAGCTGTGCGTAACATTGCGAATATAGTACCCGCCCACTAGCCCCGTTACTGGTTCTTCAACGTAAATAGCGTCACCGCTATACAGCTGCGGTATTACCTGGTCTGGGTTAATGCCTTCGGCGCTCATTGTAACGCCTACCGTGTTCAGTTCCGTAAGTAGCTGCTGTGCTCTGGCTTCCATCGTATCAGCCTGGTCCTTGTCTACTTCTTCAAAGTGTACAAGCTGCCCGTATTTCTTAAATGATTCGTCGTCGATTTTAGTTACTACCTTCCCAGTTTCACGGTTTACCAGTTTTACTACTGTCGCCGTTTCTTCCAAGCTTTCTTCCTTGCTGGCGGCTGTCAAGTTTACGCCTACCTGGAATACCCATATTTTCGGCGGTACGATCTTTTCGAACAGTACCAGGCCGTCGTTTCCGTCGTCTGGTTGGTACCTAAACCAATACTTGTTACCCCCGCTTTTTATAGTCCTGGCTAATAGGTCTATGCCTACCTTACTAGCTTCGGCACCGTGGTAGTAAAGGGCAGGGAATACAGACCCCGTGTTAGCCAGGCTAGCTACCCTTACGCCAGACTTACTAGCCAGTTCCGTAAATGCCTGGGTAGCTGTGGAATTCACAAAATACCAGTCGTCTGGGTTACGTTTCAAGAAATACAGCGGATCATACGCTACATAGGTTATAGCCCCGTCGGACCCTATACGGCGGCGCATTAAAAAGCCCATAAACCAGCGTTTTCCTGCATACCATAATTCTATAGGCTGCCCTAAGTAGTTTTCTAGGCCGTCCACGTTTTTTACGGTAACCTCCAGCGTTCGGCATACTGCGTCTAGTTGGTCCGTGATCTTAGGCGGCCCGCTTAGTATTTCTCTTAGGCTCTGGTCGTTTAGCCGTATGTCTAAAGTCATACGCTGAATACCTGGCCTGGGTAAATTTTGTTAGGGTCTGGCCCTATGATTCCTTTGTTTCTGTTGTAAATATCGACCCAAGCTATACCTAACTTTTTGCCTATTAAGCTTAGGCTGTCCCCTGCTACTACGGTATACGTGGCCGGGGTAGCTTCCTGCGCGACTTCGGGCCTTGATTCGGGGGTTACTGTGGTAACCGCCTGTATCGTCGTGCCCGTTACCGCTACGTCTATTTGTCTGGGTAATAGCTTACGATCCTCCGTAAAGTTTACCGTGTAGTAAATGTCGCCTTCGAAGCCTTTAAGTTCTCCCTGGAACTGTCTTACATACATTTGCTTATTTATACCCGCTGCTGGGCATATTACCTGTAAGCTGATATGTTCATTCTTCCAGGCTACGAACTGGTCGCGGTACTCGGTAGGCGTTAATAGGTCGCTCGTACTGCAATACCCAGCGTCGTACCTAGCTGGAAAAAAGCTATCCCAGCCCATACTGTCCAGGTCTACCCCATTAGCAAAGTCAACCGTGCCCAGATTAAGAATATTGACACTGTTTACCAGCGCTTCGCCGTCGTTGTACTTTATCGTAGGCGGTGTAACTGGTATTTTAAGGTATTTACCTGTCTTGTTGTCCCGTATAGTCAACTCTACTTTTATACCGTTAGGCACTCAGCAACGCCCCCATTCCCGGCCCGTTTACGTCGTCGGCGTCTGTAAATCTCTTGTGAAGTTCGTCTATTACTTCGTCGGCTATTTGACCGGGGTCCTTGTCAGTTCCGTTAATAACCAGCTGACCGATAAGCGCCCCGAACGAATTACCGCCGCCACCTTTTCGATACGCTCTGTTCTCCGAAGCTGTAAGTACGGCTTCCCCCTTGTGTAACTCCGATCTGTAGCCGTCGAAGGGGACATAGCTTAGGCCGTTCTTATGCTTCCCGTCTATACCTCTTACCGCGTCAAAAGAACTCCTTTTTTCCACTGACGTTTGCTCCATTTGCAAAAGTTCAACGTGCCCGAAGTCCTTACCCGTTACTTTTTTTATACCGTCGCTTAACTTGTTGATAAGCCCTAAAGCCTGGTTTACGCCAGACTTAAAGAAGTTTAAAATACCTATCCACATGTCTGACGCCCCCTGCTTTACCATGTCCCAGTGCCTATAAAGCAGGATTAGGCCACCGACTAACAGACCTATCACTACGATAATAAGCCCTATAGGATTCGCTGTCATAGCTGCGTTCCACAGCCATTGCATAACCGCGGCTGTTTTAGTCATAGCCTTAACTAAGCCTAGGTAGGTTAGATAAACACCTAACGCTAGGGCTATACCCTGTACAAGCGGTTCTATCCATGACCAGTTAGTCTGTATATAGTTGGCCACGTCTATTACTTTTTGGGCTATATTGAACAGGAAGTTTATAATCTTGGGCAGTTGCACGTTTAGCCACTGCATTACAGGGGTTCCTTTAGTCTGTAGTTCCGTAAATACGTTCCCTAGGATAACTCTCAACCTATCGAAAAACGGCTTGTTTTCCGTGTACAAGGCTCTCGCCCTATAAATTACGTAGTTTATATGACGTGCCGCGAAGCTCTTAAACATGCCAAAGTATGCTGCTACTTGCTTTAATACGTATGCTACATGGTTAGCCCACCGATCTACGGTACCATTTTCTTGTACGAAATTCATCCAATCTAGTAAATTCCTCAGGCCGTCCTTCATACCGTCGAACATGGGCGCGCCTAATGTTTTTCCAATACTGCCCACAAAGTCTTTAGCGTTACTTAACATACCCCAGAATGTTTTACTTTGCATGGCCATACCGCCCTTGTAGCGGTCTTCCATAAGCTTAAACAGTACAGCGTTAAAGGCCTTTTGGTCGGTAATTTGCCCCTGGTTATTCGTTACGGTAACCTTCATAAGTTTAGCCTGGTCTTCGATCTGTTTCTTAGTTATCCCAAATTCCTTAAGCCGTTCCAGTTCCCCTGTCTGGGCGTCGGCTACAGCTTCTACAGCCTGCATAAGGTCTTTGCCCATTACGGAAGCCATGTCCCCAACTATGCCCAGCGTTTTCTGGGCGTTTAATCCGTACGACGCCATACGGGTAGTAGCTTCGACAATTTGCGGTATTTCGAAGGGTGTATTAGCCGCGAACTTCTGCGCCCAGGCCAGCGTTTCTACAGCCTTTTCTTCGGACTTAAGGACGACGGCCAGCGTGTTCTTATACGTTTCCATGTCCGCGTTAGACTTTACAAGCCAGCTAAAACTGGCCTTCAAGGCCGCCGCGCCAACTACGGCCAGTATGGCACCTTTCACCGCTCCTAAACTCCCCGCTAAACCGCTGGAAGCCTGGGCGTAACCCCGTGTAGCCCGCGTGCTGTTATGTGCCGCCCGGTCAAACTGACCCAGTGTATTGTTTAACCGCCCCTGGCTATCTCGCCAGCGCCCTGTAGCACGGTCGGCCGTTTGTGTTGTACCGCTGAACATTTGCGTAGCCTGTGTAGCTCTCTGTACCTGTCTACTGAAAAGGTCACGTAATTGTAGAGTAGCGCCCATGACGAATTCGCCAGCCATCTATTTACCCCCCTTCTTACGCGCCTGTTCTTCTGCTTTTATTTTTAACCTGGTAGCTTGGTAGATAAATTCTCTTTCACCTACGGGAAGGTTATATATTTCGCCCGGTAGCCTGTGGTACTCGTTCCAGATATGGGCTATAAGGCTAGCTTCTCCGTCCCGTTTTATTAGTTTTTTACGGCTTCTTTAATCTCCAGTTCTGCCTTCAAACCGAAGCCACTAAGGTCTTGAATTTTGATAGCCAGGTTATAAACTTCCCCGGGGCTTAATAACTTGGCTACTACGTCCGTGGCCTTGACTACCCCCAGCTTTTCCAAAAGCGCCTTACTGGCAAACGTAAAATTACTACGTTGGTCTTTGTCTACAGACGTTACAATAATTTCCAACATTAAACGGTCGTCGTCAAGTTCTGGGACACGGCCACCGCTCTTGTCGGGTACCATCCTCATACAGCTATTCTTAGCCGCCTTGTATTCTGCGTGGTCTACTGCCGTGTAAGGTAAAAGACCCAGTTTTTCGGTTTCATACTCCCCCTGCTTAAGTGCTGTAAGTTCGGCCTGATCTTTTCCTAAAATGTTTTCCAGTGTAACGTAAGCCATGGTTATTTTACCGCCCTTCATACTCATAAAATAAGGGGCAGGCTTACTGCCTACCCCGTGTAACTTAGTCTATCGACTGTAAATAACGGTAACTGTCAAAGGTAAAGTCCAGGTCTACCTCGACTAAAGCCCCCATACTGTAGCCCATTAAAGGCGCCCCGTCGAAGCTTACCCCGATTAGTAGCACGGATTCTTCTCCCCTGGCTGTCGGGTCCGCTAGCTTGCCGATGTAGTTAAACTTTACAGTAGGATTTTCTAGGACTTTCTTTTGTAGGCGGCTGTCCAGTTTAAGTATTTTCATACTTCCCTTACCGCTGCCACCCATTACCTTATGGCCTGTCATAAAGACGCCAGCCTGTTTAATGTCCTCTTTCTCGAATTCTACAGACGCTTCGAATTCCTGGGTACCTTGTATTTCTTTTCCGCTTTCGTCGTAAGCCTTGCCGTATAGCCCGTTAATGGCTTCGTTTGCTTCAAAGGACATTTAACCTATACCCCCTTCCTAAAAGTGTACGCCGATTTTTTGATACAGACGTTCCATACTGTCTACTGGCGTAATGTCGCCGTAGAAATAGGCTTCGTCAATCTTGGGCGTGAATACTGCATCTTTACCGTGGTAGTCTGGGTCTGGTCGGTAGAAATAGCCGTCCTGGATAACTTCTAAAGTTTCCAGGGGCTTAAGGTAGCTGGTTTCTACCGCTGCCGCGTATGTTTCGCGGGCTTCCTGGGTATTACTACGGGTACGCTTGTACTCGTCGCCGAACTTCTCCAGGTCTTTGGCTATATAGTCCAGGGCGTTATTAATTCTGATCTTACCGAATTCGACTACCTCGCCAGCTGGCGGCACGGTTAACGTGTTAATTCCCTCGTCAATAAGCACTACGCTACCGTCCTGGACAAATACCAGGGTACCGCTTTCCTTAGCTACCACTCGCTCGCCTGGCTTAAGTTTTTTGTTAACGGCGACGTACGGGGCTATTTCGTCAGTCAGTGTCATATTAAGGGCGACACTGGCGACGCGGGCGGCTATAAATATAGCCATCTCTGCGGCCGTATATCCGTCTACCCCGTTACCTACGTTAATAATGCCCTTGTAGTTTACGGACTTCGACTTGGTATTAGCGTCGGCTATAGTGACATCCCAGCCAGTCGGGCCTCCCTGTACGAAGGTAATGTAAATGCCTTCTTCCCTAACACGTGTAACCCACGTTCTAACCGTGGCTAGTATCGTGTCGTCGCTTACTGCGTCCAGGCTAAAGGCCGAAGGCGTGCCGTCCGCTTCTAGTTCGTCTAAAAAGGCTTCGTACTCCGTGGTCGTCGCTACAGACCCGTTGTTACCCCCAGCGAAGGCTACCCCCGCTGTAACGGCTGGTAAA